GACACTAATGTCAAGGGGCACGTTCTGAGAGCATCATCAGGTGGTGGTATGACCTTCACAAAGGCATCAGGTTTGGGTAAGAGTATGGTCAAAGACCTGCCAGGTGTGATTGCCAGAGCGAAGGCACAATACAGAGCAGACAGACGTGCAATGGTCTTGGAGGGTAGTGCCACTTCGTGAAGTGTCACAGCAGTTGTTGACGGGGGGCGATGCCGCCCCGTGGCCGCCCTAAAACGCCTAACTACCCTAACCTACAAAGTGTTACGGAAGCGAGAACAATATTCCATGAGACTTCAAATTTTTTTTCGCTGTTAAAAAATCCCCACAGGGTTGACTTGCTAATAATTCACAAATGATATATAATGTCAAAACAGAATACTACAGTATGCAAAAAAATATCCCCGAAGAAAAACGCCCCATAGAGATTGATACAGCAACAGGAGAATATATTATAAGACTGCCAGAGTGGGTCGTAAATGATCAGGGATGGTATGAAGATACTGAATTAGGTTTTAAAACAGATGGCGATGAACTCATTATCACAGAATACGAGGACTAGTACATATCACATCTATCTAAGAGGAGAGTGTCTCTTCAAGGATCTTGATGATTATGAGTTTAATATTATATGGGGAAGAATATATCAATCATACTTTAGGGATGAACTTACATATGAAGAAATTGAACTTGATAATGGTATAGCAGAAGATGCAAGTTATTGATAATTTTTTAGACGAAGAATACTTTCAATATCTTTATGAGAAGATAACTGATCAAAGAAATTTTGGATGGCAGTTTCAGACACAGGTTGCCACTCATGATCAGAGAGAAGAATTAAGTTTACATCATTACTACTTTGTACATAGTCTATACTATGATTATGAAGTAGAGAGTGAGCACTATCAAGATTTCCATCCTTTGTTTAGGCAGTTAAAGGTACAGTTCTTACATAGGGCAAGAGTGTTATTATATGTGAATCAAGGAGAGCAATGGATACATGATAGACATATTGATACACCAGTTACAAGTAATACTGCGTTAATCTATATGAATACGAATGATGGGTTTACTGAATTTGAAACAGGTGAGAGGGTTGATAGTATAAAAAATCGGTTGTTGCTTTTTGACGGGTCAGTTCCTCACAGTAGCTCAACGCCTACTGATTGTCGTGAAAGAATGTTGATATCCGTAACGTATCTTTAAGTTGACTTAGTCTACATAATGGGATATAATACAGTTATAACATTACGTAGGTTATGAGTAAAGGATTTACAGTTAAAGCGAAATCCCCCGTTGTGAAAAAAGAAGCAGAGTGGGATTTTGAGAAAGCAAAGGAAATGATCAAGGGGAAGACAGTAGTCTTCTGTTTACCTGGTCGTGGAGTTTCATACACATATTTGAAAAGCTTTGTACAGTTATGCTTCGATCTTGTCCAGGCGGGTGCCTCGATACAGATCTCACAGGATTATTCCTCAATGGTCAACTTCGCTCGGTGTAAGTGCCTTGGAGCGAATGTATTAAGAGGACCTAACCAATTACCTTGGGACGGCAAGTTACAGTATGATTATCAGTTATGGATTGATAGTGATATAGTATTCAACACAGAGAAGTTCTGGCAAGTGCTTCTTATGGATAAGGATTTAGCTGCTGGTTGGTATTGTACCGAAGACGGCAAAACCACCTCGGTAGCACACTGGCTTGAAGAAGATGATTTCAGAACTAACGGTGGAGTGATGAATCACGAAACCATCGAAAGCATCTCGAAAAGAAAGAAACCATTCACTGTTGATTACACAGGATTTGGATGGTTGTTAATTAAGAATGGTGTGTTTGAACATGAAGGTATGCCTTACCCTTGGTTCGCTCCAAAGATGCAAGTCTTTGAATCAGGTGAAGTACAGGATATGTGCGGAGAGGATGTTTCATTCTGCCTAGATGCGAAGGAGGCAGGGTTTGAGATCTGGTGTGATCCTCGTGTTCGTGTAGGTCATGAGAAGACAAGGGTAATCTAATGACCAAGTATAATATTCTAATTGATGGTAAGATTGCCTTTGAGGGATTAACCCAAGAGGAGTATTTTGATAAGACAGAGGATTTGGCACAGCAGTTTTATGATTGTGGTGTGCCTGATCCTACCAATTTAAAAACAGTAATGATTGAGGATGACTAATGGTAGTTAGAACAAAAATGGGTGGATTCGGTACTGGTGAATACGTTCAGACAACCCCGAAGAAAACTCGGCAAGGAACAGGTAAACACACTAAGTATGCGGCAACATCACGTAACGCTGCTCGTAAAAAGTACAAAGGACAAGGAAGATGAATGAATCTTCCTTTTTTGGTATTAGTAAGCATTATGATAACTTTATATCAGAGTTTAAAACCAATTTGGATTGTGACTCTTTAGTTGAGTATTATGAGAAGTTAGTAGCAGCAGGAGCAACAGGACCAAGAAATAATCGTAATATTGTATCAGACGAACAAGTTGGTCTAACAAATGTACTTCTAGTGGATGAACTCACATTAAGTATATCAGAGGTTTTAAATGAATGGCATAGCGTTGTACTGGGATGTGTTCGTGATTACTATAAAAAGTACGATATATTGAATACTCGTGCCTTTGAGTTCAAATACGCCAAGTTTCAGAAGACTCGTCCCTCTCAGGGGTATCATATGTGGCATCATGATGCTGATCCAGAAGACCCTTATCGTAAATTAGTGACGTTGTTATACTTAAATGATGAATTTGAGGGTGGAGAAACTGAATTTCTCTATCAGCAGTGCCGTATTACTCCCGAAAAGGGTAAATTCGTTATTTTTCCTGCTGGATGGACTCATACACATCGTGGAAACCCTCCAATGGGTGGTAATAAGTACATTATGACGGGTTGGGTCGAAGAATTTCCAACAAATAAGATACAATTTCAAGATTTTGGTGAGGAAAGTCCTCCCATTTTACAAAATTCATAAATCTTGTCTAAATAATAGGAGGTAATACTAAATAATCTCCTTAATGGCTGAAAAACGCACATCTCAAGCATTTAAAGACATAAGTTTGTCCTTCGTACCACATCCTGTTACGAAGGATTTGCCTGTTTTAATCAATGAACGTGCAATTATGCGTTCTGTGCGTAATTTAGTAGAAACAATACCAACAGAAAGGTTTTTCAACACTCTTTTAGGTACTGATATTCGTGATTCTCTATTTGAGATGTATACAAACAGTACTATATCGGTGATTGATGACCAAATTAGGACGACTATACGAAATTATGAACCTAGAGTTGGTAACGTAGAGACAGAAATCATTGGAGCACCTGATATTAATGCTTTTGAGGTGATTGTCTTCTACGATATTATTGGTATACCCCTACCACGCCAATCATTTACCTTTATTTTAGAACCAACTAGGTAAAATAATGCCATATACACAATTTCAAGACCTTGATTTTGGTCAAATTAAGACTCAAATAAGAAATCATCTTCAAGCAAACTCAAATTTTACTGATTTTGACTTTGAGGGATCTAACTTTTCGGTTTTAATTGATACTTTAGCATATAATACGTACATAAACGCATTTAATGCCAATTTAGCAGTAAATGAAACGTTCTTAGACTCAGCAACTATAAGAGAAAATGTAGTTTCTTTGGCAAGGAACATAGGGTACATACCTCGCTCTGTTACATCAGCAAAAGCATCTATAAGTTTTCAGGTTGAAATTGAGGATACTAGTGCTGATGTTACTCACCTTACATTAAATAGTGGTTTAGTGTGTATAGGAAGTGCAAATGATACTTCTTATAGGTTCTCTATTACAGAACCAATAACATCTAGGGTATATACAGACTCTTTAGGTAAGCGAGTATCTGATTTTGCCATAGAAGTAACTCAAGGAACGTTCTTAAGATCTAGTTTTGTTGCTAGAGTACCTTCTGATCAGAAATTTATACTAGACAATGAGAATATTGATACATCAACTATCAAAGTCAATGTACAAAACTCTCAAGTTGGTAGTATGGGTAGAGAGTTTAAAGGTGTGGATAACATTTTAAACTTAAATAAGGACTCTGAGATATATTTGATACAAGAAATACAAGATGAAAAGGTTGAAATACTATTTGGAGATGGTTTCTTTGGTAAAAAACTAGAGAATGATGATCTTGTTACTGTTAGTTACATCGTTAGTAATGGTGTAGGTAGTAATGGAGCAAGTGTTTTTGATTTTCAAGGATCCTTTCTTAAACCTAATGGTGCTACTGTTAGACCAAGTGCGGTTGTAAACATAACAACCGTTCAGCCTGCCGCTAATGGATCAGAAAACGAGGACATATCATCAATCAAGTATTTGTCACCTAGACTATATTCCGCACAGTACAGGGCGGTTACACCAAGAGATTACGAGGCAATAATAAAGACAATCTATCCTGCTACAGAATCAATTGCTGTTGTTGGTGGAGAAGAACTATCACCCCCACAATTTGGTAAAGTACAGATCAGTATCAAACCAAAAAATGGTACTTATGTTTCTGATTTTGATAAACAGCAAATCAAAAACAAATTAAAGAATTATGCTATTGCTGGTATAAACTCTGAAATTATTGATCTTAAAATACTATATGTTGAGATTGAATCAACTGTTTATTACAACACCTCACAAGTTGGTGATTCTAATATCTTAAAAACAAGTATAATAGATGCTCTTGGAATTTATTCAAATACAATAGACATCAATAAATTTGGTGGAAGATTTAAGTATAGTAAGATTAATCAACTTATTGATAGAGTTGATGATGGTATTACTTCTAATATTACTAAAGTTAGAATTAGGAGAGATTTAAAGGCATTAATTAATCAGTTTGCACAATATGAATTGTGCTTTGGTAATAGATTCCATATTAACCCAGAAGGTTATAATATCAAGAGTACTGGTTTTTATATTTCTGGGTGGAAAAATATAGTTTATTTAACTGATATACCAAATACAAACGAAAATGGTAAATTGGATTTATCTGAAAAAGGTGTTCTTTGTCTTGTCTCTAAGGACGCTAAGGATGAATTAAAGATTGTTGCCAAGGACGTTGGTATAGTTGATTATAAGAAAGGAGAGATCATACTTAATACAATAAATATAACGTCTACAGTTGCTGCCAACAACTTGATTGAAATACAAGCATTCCCAGATTCAAATGATGTAATTGGATTGAAAGATTTATACCTAAATTTTGATGCTTCTAATAGTACGATAAATATGGTCAAAGACGTAATTGCTTCAGGAGAGGATGTATCAGGCGTGGTATTCTCCAGAGACTATTACACATCAAGTTATTCTAACGGAACACTAGAAAGAAAGTAGAATGAGTATAGAATTTGAGAAAAGAGTACAAGTAAATCGTATTATTGAAAGTCAGTTACC